CTTGATAAACTGAGAACTAAATTTAAGGTCAGATTCGAGATGGATCCAGACCTGTGCGAGCTAAGAAGCAAGACCACAAAGGAAATTGTTCACTGTGAAAATGGTTTCACGATTATGCATGCGATTTGCTTAGCTGCTCTGAAGGGATTTCAAGACTAGCTCATCCATCCGCCACCGCCTGAGTATGACGTGATTACTTTCTGAGGCGCTACCTTCGGAAACTCAGCGCCCAAATTTGGATCAAGGATCCTTGCTTCGCAGTCAAGCATGTCATCGTGAACCGATACCGGAAACGCTAAGAACTCATCGGTCATGAAAAGCTGGACATAATCACGGGTCACGCCTTCGGTGTCTACAAACATCAAACGCTTCGGTGAATAGAACCGCTTCTGCTCATAGACTGGAATCAGCATTTTGATCCGGTCTTCTTTGGGCATCGATCCGCCGAGTTCAATGATTGGAAATCGGTAATTTTTTTGCTCCATCACATATTTGATGTGCTCAATGTCCGCTTGCATCCCGTACTTCTCATAGCCCACGGCCTTCGGTTGATGGATTCTGTGAAGTTCAAATAGCTTGCTCGCTCGCTGGGTTAAATTCATTCGGTCCCTGACCGCATCCAGCCTGTAATAATTATTGTCGGGTGCGAGTCCAATCACCACCATCACGGTATAATCTGATGTGGCTTTCTTTGATGAAGCTGGGTCAACGATTATGTATTTGTTCCATTTAGAAGTGTCGCCGAGAGTTTCATAATAAACTAGCCACTCATCTTTAAAGCTCATCGCGCGATCGGCAACCGGGTCTTGAAGCATCTGCGTCCCATAAGTGTATGGGCCCATATCTCTGCGCTTTTCTGAAAGCGTTTCAGCACTTAAAAATACTGGTTCACCATCTTGCTTACCGTTGTGAGTCGCTGGATAGATTCGAGGGATAACGGTGCCACGGTCCATAATCACGCGGTAAGTATCGTGAATGTGATAGCGGGTTCCGATGAATCTCTTTGATCCTCCGGCTGCACCCAAGTTGTAAGATAATTCAAGTGCGCTTGTGACTTTCTTAATCTGATCAGGCGTTGAAACTGATTCACGAGTTACAAGGTCATCATAAACCAGTATTGAGAAGTGTTTGGATGTTGGCTGTCCATCGACCACGCCCCAAGCCTCTAAACTAGATTCCTTAGAGTTGGTGGTTCGCTTAACCATTAGGCCGCCGTCGAGCGACCAGCTGGGTGACTCATTTTCTGGTTTTTCATAAAGTATTTCAGGGAATAAAGTTTTTAAAAATTTGTTAGTTTCTAGCTCTCGCTTTATTTGATTTAAAAATCCCTTAGCGATTGGCCTTGTATGGCTGAAAATGCCTATTGTTGTATTGTTTGGATCTCTCAATAAGTCCTGGATTGATTTACCGAAAGTAATAATCGTGCTTTTGTAATGCTCACGGGCCCATAGGTCGAGATGACCGTCTGGCTTAGCCTGGACCTCTCGGCATCTCTGATAAAGCCAATCACGGTCAATGTCTTTCCGCTTGCATCCGACGGTGAGTAGAAAAAACAAATCGGTCTGACAAAGCTTGCGCTGTGCTGGAATGTTCTCTGATTCGATTATACTTCTGTAAACTTCATTTGATTCTTCACGGGTCATCTTCGAGCAATCGAGAGACTCTACGAATTTACGACGTTCCTTTTCTTCCAGTAATGCCAGAAGCTCAAGCTTTTCCTCTCTGGTCATTTCTTAGGCTTGTCTTTCTTCTCTAAATCTTTAACGATTCGGTCAATTGCTTCTGATTTATTGGGGCATGGGTTTAGGGTCACCGGAATCGGTGCCTTTTTGGGCGCGGGGGCCGTCTCTTCACTCACTTGGGCCTTCCGATCCGTAAATCATGGCCTTAATTTTTGCGTCTAATTGGTCATCGGGTATTTCGGTCAAACTTTTATGCTCGATCGGCTTTCCATCGACGCCAGAATGTTCCACTCGATCGGTTAAAAGCTTTTTATGCTTTGCTAGAGTTTCTAATGCTTTGTTTGCCCCGGCAGCATCAAATTTCCAAACGTGGCGATCTTCTTCGTCTTTCAGTTGAACCATCTGACGACCTTCTCTGACCATCACTGGTTCACGCTGTAGGCAACGCTCAATCACTTGGACAATGTTGCTTAAAACGTAATCTGAGGTGATTCTAAGGCGTGTGAGTCGCTCTTCACAAAGCTCATCCACTCGATTGGCAACTCTAGTTTTGCCTAGCAACTCAGAACCAATTTTATCCGCATTGCGTTCCGAGTATCCTGCCCTTATCGCAGCTTTTGTTGCATTTGAATCAACTAGATACTCCTGACAAAACATTTCCTGTTTGTGAGTTAGGCCGCGCTCTCTGTCCTTTTCGACTTCTGAAATTCCGTCATGTTCCAAGGTCATGATTTAAATTTACACGGCGATTATCTTTAAGATAATTAAAGCTAAATTAAAGCTATTTTTTGGATAAATTTACATTATAGTGAATCCATGAGTATTAAGTCATTGGACGATGTTTTAGGTGATTTCAGTGCCACCGAACTGAAGAAAACAGACGCGGTTCCCATCACCATTTGGCTGCCGAAAGAATACAAGATCAGATACGACAAGTTACAGCAAAAGAGTTCCCGCCGTTTCTGCAAAAAGCTTCGTGAGCTGTTCATGATGGCGATTGATAAGACCGAAGCCAAGGCGTAACCCTGTGGAAACGCAATTTCCAGAAACAGGCCTTGCTTATGACCGTGAAACCCTACTTGAAATCATGTTCATGACCGTTTGCGAACTGCTGGGCGAGCCAAACCGCAAAGAAGTGAAAGAAAAGATCCTTCAGCTTCACAAAATTAGAGATGCGATTGATAAAATCGACTTCACCATTCCAGGCGATAGTTAAAACTAAGTTAAAGCTTGCGCTGATTCGAATGCCCCCTAAGCTTTAATTAGGGGACTCGCACGATATTTATATCAACGCTCCCAAGCTCTGCACTTAGGTGTGGGGCTTTTTTAAATTTCAGATCATCATGGGATGGGGTTTGATTGGATAGAAAACACGAAGTTCTCGCAGATTTAAAGCGGATCGCATCGGAGCTGGGAAAGGCTCCCACTCGTGATGAATTCAGGTCACATACTAAGACAGGCGAAGAGTACAGGCGTGAGTTCGGCGGTTACATTCAATTCCTTCACGCCGCAGGATTTAAGGGTAAAGAGTTAGCGAAAGAACACAAGTCCAAGAAATTCAAATTCGCTAAATCTCAAATTGAAAGCTTTAAAATTCATGATCTTGATCTAGACGAAATATTTGAAAGGTTTGGAAACCCCGAAGTTATAAGAATGACTGCGCAGCCCGATACGCACATGAAAAATCGCGATCAAGCCGCCGTCGATGCTTATCTGGAGTTTGTAGAATATTATAAGCCGCATATTGCTTTAATCGGTGGCGATTTGATGGATGCTGAGGGCGTTTCACACTGGCCCAGTCAATCGCTGGAGCCCAGACGATTCATTCCTGAAGTAATAGAAACTAGAGAGTTTCTAGATGCACTAAGATCAAAATGTGGTGATGATGCTGAAATCATTTACATAGAAGGAAACCATGAGTCATGGATTTCTCAAGCCATGGCGGCAAAAATGCCAGAGTTTTTTTCTGGATTAGAAGAATTGGGTCTAATGCCAGATCTTTCCGCGCTTCTTGAATTAGAAAAAAGAAGAATTCCATTAATTCCTGTGAACGAAATTTTAAAGATTGGAAAAACTCATTTTACTCACGGGCTTTACACCGGACCGGGGCACCCTAAAAAACACCTTTCAGTTATTAAAGGAAATATTTATTATTTTCACGTTCACGATTTTCTCGCTACTCACGAGCCCACGATGAGCGGATTTATTGAGGCCGCATCAATGGGCTGCCTTTGTCGCTTAGATGCACCTTTTTTAAAGGGCAAGCCAAACAATTGGGGACATGGCTTCGGAGTTTTTGAATTTAGGCGCGATCATAATTATTCTTTTTATTGCGTAAAAATGTTTGATCGAAAGTTTAGTTTTAACGGGAGGCTTTTTGGGTATCGCTAGAAATCCCGAATCTGGACAGAGCGCCAAGCCTGGAGTTTTCCGAATGAGTGATCCATCGCATATTATCAATGGAGTACCCCTTAGAGGAATCAATTCTATCCACGCTTGGGCAAAGTTTTCTATTAAAGCCGGACGCCTCCCACTCGGCGTAAAGTTTTTTAAAATCATGGCTGGATTTTACCCATTCATAAAATGCATCTTTGCTCAGCAATTCTTTTCCCGCATACAAATGCTGTTTGAGCTTTTGAACGCCACAGATTCTGCTTTTAATATTTCTGTATTTGCGCATGATAAATCCAGGCACCGATCGCTCATATTCAAATGTGGTCTTGTTTTTTGTTTTAAGCCTATATGCTCTTTGGTTACCGAGAAGGCAGTCGCGGCAAGTTTTGCCGGGGCAATACCCTCCGTCCGGGTATTTTCTTTCAAAACTTCCGTTTGTCGTTTTGTTTCCGGTTTTGATTACATCGAACGCTTTAAGACAAGTTCTGCATACTTCCATGATCAAAAATATAGCATAAAACAAGGCGTTTTTGCATGAAAATCCCTCACAAAATCAGAATCAAAGCCCGAATCAGTTACGAGGTGCTTTTTGCGACTGAGGTAAAATCAGATCCAAAATGCCTGGGCTATTGCGATCCGAATACCAGACAGATCATTTTGAAATCAGATCAAAGTGAAACCGAGATGCTTAAGACTTTTTTGCATGAAACGTTGCATGCAATCGAGTACGAGTACACCGATGGAATACCGCACAAGTTTATTGAAGCGCTCGAAGAAGGGATCTTTAAGGTACTTTCGCTCAATAAATTTATTCCCCGATAGCTCAGAGGTAGAGCGTCCCAATCGCGCGTAATCACCTGACGAGGTGTGGGAAGGTCGTGGGATCGTTGGCCCACTCGGGGAGCCACTTCATTCCAACGATATAGGATTGAGCTGAGATTTTTTAAGCCGCTCTATTTCAGCCATTAAGATTGCCCGCGATTCCATAAAGTCCTGAAGGCTATCGGTATGAAGGCATTCCACTTCCTTCTTAAGCCTCTCGATCTCTTCTAATAGATTTTGCTTTATTGAACCAAGCATGTCTGCGTCTTTGCGAATCTCCAGTATAGTTAGTTTCAATCTCTCGATCTCTTCATCCTTCTGCCTAAACCGCACGCAAAGGGATTTCTGGCAATTCTTGTGACAGGTGTGCACGAATCCTGATTTTAGGTATTCAACTTCATCTTTCAGCCTCTCGATCTCGGCCTTGAGTAGCATTACTTCATCAAATCTAGCGAGGTGATCTTTGGCGCAAAAGTTTGCTGAGTCTTTGGTCTTTTGTAATTCGCTTTTAAGCTTCTCCAAATCCCCCGGCACCGCCTGAAGCTCTTTGTCTCGGGAGAAAAGCTGGCTTCCCAATGTTGCATTAGCTGACGCTGTAATTATTGGCTGACACGAAGGGCATGGGTTTAGCATATGTGACCAACCGTGTGGACCGCATCTGTAACTCATTTCTCTTCCCCAATCTCAATCCCTTGGCGCTTGGCTTCGTCTATGATTAAAGCTGTAAGCCCTAGGTTACCCAAAATTTTAATTGTCCACTCGATCCCCGGCGCAAGCACTTGAGGATCTTTGGGGGAGACTTCGCGGACGTGAATTGCGTCATCTCTATAAATACTTTTTAACCAATCTTTATTCTTATAGGGTACCGCATATGTTGATGCTCCGTCGCCGTAAACTGAGTTTTCCAGCCAAAACTCTCTAAGCCTACCCATTCTTCACCTCGCCCTGGACTTCAACATCCATCGCGGCGTCGATTGCTTCCCGGGCGCTTGTAAATGCTTGGCCGATTGAACCGCCTTCGCAATAACTGCAATCCATCACCATAAATTTTGATTTATCGTTCCACGCGGTATCCATGTGGTACCCGCTTTTAATCAGCCAATCTAAACGCTCTGTATCGCTCCTCGTCTCCACTTCCGGCGCTTGCGGGATCGGTACCGGAATATATGGATTCATCGGGCACCCTGGTTCTTTCTGACAATTATTAGTCATACAGATGTGCTTACCCATTCTTCACCTCGCCCTGGACTTCGCTATCCATTGCGGCGTCGATTGCTTCTCTTGGAGTTTTAAACGGTGGTTTTTTAGGGTCTGAATTGTTTGTGTCGTACCCATCGTAATATTTAAATACTTGCACTTCTCTTCTGATCATCCAATCCAGTCGCTTAGTATCATTCCTCGTCTCCACTTCCGGCGCTTGGATAAGTTCGAGGGCTTCTCTCGCAATTCCAACTGTGTCGTTACCTAAAAATGCGTATCTATGCAGAGCCTCAACCGCAATCCTCAATTTCTCTTCCAACATTTTTTCGCGGGTCATTTTAAGTATCCTTTACGTTTGCCTTCGTCTTCAAATTGGTCGATCTGTTCGGGCATATGATTCGTGTGGTTTATAATGAACTCAAACGCTTCGTTCCAAACTCTTTCCTCTGTGCGCTTGATGAAATCCATAGCGCCTCGCATGTATGCAATTCGAAGGTCTGAGGTCGAAAATCTCTTTTTTGCCGCCTCTCGGATCTCTTTTTCAATCGCTTCTTGTGAGGGGTTCATTTTAAAACTCCTTCGGACGGAACAGCAACGAGGTCGCTCTGCTTTACCTGGAACGCTTGGTAGGCTTCAGAAAGTTCATCAATAGCGCCTTTCCAATTTACTTGGCCTTTGCGGCGACTTTGTTTATTCACTTCCCAAGCCCAGATAGCGGTATCCAGTTTTTGAAGTAATGGTAATAGCTCTTCTTCGTTTGGATGTTTCATTTCACTTCCCCCTGAATCTTCGCCAAAGCTGCACGGGCTCGCTTGCCTTCGTCCATTATTACCGTACAAGTATTTTCATGCGTGCCTGATAGCGCGTGAGGATTATCATCGCAGTAAAACTTTCGAGTGCTGTAAAAACTAAGTGCTTCGACCAACTCCCTCCGCTCCTGAAGTAGGGCTAGGATTGGGCCGGGTTGGGTCGCCTCAACATAATCAATTAATACGTCTGATTCTTTGTACGGGTCAGCCCTAAGCATTTTCTTCGCCAACTCCTCGATGCGGTCGATTTGGGATTGGGTCATTTGGAAGCCTCCGTTTCAACCATTGCAGTAAGCATGTCGAGCGCGTCTCGAACATCGTTAAGCCGCAATTTATTTACATACTCAAGAGATCCCTTGCTCATCATGTCGTCGTAATGATTTGGCCTTATACAATCCGCAAGCTTGCTAAGTGCAAACTTAGCTCCTTCGATAAAAGCTTTCTGCCTTTCTGGATCATATGTGGTTACCTTGCTTGCTTCGATTGCGCGTTCTTCGATCAAAGATTTGTAAATGCTTCTCACGCATCCCCCAATCCCAAGGCGCGGGTAATAATTTTAAACCCTTCAGATTTATGTGAGCGGTCGTAATCGCGCTTAACCATGTGATCATCCCAAGCCTTAGCCAGAATCTCCCGATCAATCACGACTTGGCCGGGGAGGATTTCAACCAGATGCGCGATTCTTAGTATTGTGGCGTCAGCGGACTTTTCCGCTTCTTGTTTCGTTTCGTGCGTGTAGTGTATGGACTTGTAAATATTCACCCATCGCTCAATCGGCTTCACCACTTCGTCTGGCACTTCGATTTC